AACTGCTTCCCGCTTTGGTGGTGGAGTTTGGCTTGGTTCAAGGCAGTACTACTGCCACCACGCCTGAAGAGTATTTCCAGGCCAGTATTGTTGAGACGGTGCGCCAACGCGCTGAGTCTTACAAGGTTGGCCCGTATTACACCGGCCCCATCTCGCCCCAGTTCAATGCTGACGGGACGCCTTATGTGGCCCCCGTTGTTGACCCTGCAATCCTGGAAGACGGTGCCGTAATTGCTGAGGAGGCTGTATGAGCCTTTGCATCAACAGCGATTTCAACGGTGTCACCGATCCTGACGCTGGTGCGTACATCGCCGCTGTTGAAGCCGCTGATGGTCAGCTATTGGAGTTTGGCGTAGGTAAGGCCATTAATAATTTCATCGTTGGGTGTAAGGCTGATGGCATCTGGGATGCGATTAAGGCAAGTTGTATCCTCGCTGGAGCACGGACATTAAGTGGGGCGTTGGTTCCGCTTGCTGGTACGGCTCCCACAAACTTTAACTTTGTCTCTGGTGACTACAACAGGAAGACTGGGTTGGTTGGAAATGGTAGTACAAAATATTTGGATAGCAATCGGAACAACAATGCTGATCCGCAAAACAATCAACATTTATCGGTTTATTTAACTGCCTTGCCTTTAAATCTAAATACTAGAAACGGGCTTATTGGCTCTGGGCTTATTAACAATGGTAACTCGCACATAGCAACTGAAGCTCCAACAGTTTTGGGGATTCATTTACGATCAGCAGGAGGCATTGGAGCGTCAGCACCTGCTACTGGGCTTATTGCGATAACCCGGAACAACGGCACTCAAGTTACCTTAAGAAATTTCTTAACCTCAACTACATATAGTCAGACTAGCGAAACGCCGCAGAATGAAAACGTAAATGTTTTTCGTTTAGCCGCCCCCAACGTTGGAAATTATTTTTACAGTACGCAGAGAACCGCCTTCTACTCCATCGGGGAATCCCTAGACCTCGCACTCCTCGATACCCGCGTCACAACCATGATCAACGCCTTTGCGGCGGCAATACCATGAGCCCCTTAACTGAACCGACAAGGTTGATCTTCAAGAAACCAACGGGGTCGAGTTGGACGATTACGGGTGGGTTAAAAACGCCTTGGGCAACGGGTGGAAATAACATTTATGATATTAAAATTTCTGAAGTTCCTTATAGAGTTCATGAGTTTACAACAGTTGGAACAAGTACTTTTACTGTTCTTAATGGCGGAAACTTTGAATACCTTGTGGTTGCGGCCGGTGGTGGAGGTGGTGGTCGATATGGGGCAGGTGGCGGAGCTGGTGGATATAGGTGTTCTGTACCAGGTGAAACTTCTGGTGGTGGATCTAGTGCCGAATCTCCAATCAGTTTGTCTCTTGGTTCATATACAGTTACGGTAGGAAACGGAGGATCTGGTGGTTATCCAGGATCTACTGGGTCTAACGGAATAAATGGACAAAATTCAGTATTTCATACAATTATTTCTGTTGGAGGTGGTGGCGGTGGAGGTGCTGATAGTCAACCTGGCAACTTAGGTGGTTCCGGAGGTGGTGGAGGCAGGACTGCCAGTGCTTCAAGTTCTAGTGGAGGGATTGGAACAGCAAATCAAGGATTTGCCGGTGGTGTTGGTCAGTCACAATCAAGTGGTGGTGGTGGTGGAGCAGCAGCATCGGGAGGCGGCGGTTCCAGAACTGGTGGAAATGGACTTATTTCTTCGATAACAGGCGATCCCGTCGCAAGAGGTGGCGGCGGTGCTGGCGGTGGTAGCGGATCTTCCATCGTAGCTGGCGGTCTGGGTGGTGGTGGGCAGGGGGGCCCTACTTCCTTAGTGCCAGCAAATAACGGGCAATCCAACACAGGTGGAGGCGGCGGTGGCACTGGAGGCGGTGAATTCTATGGATTTTCGGGAGGCACCGGCGGATCCGGCATCGTCATCGTCCGCTACGCCATCGCATAACTTCACGCCACCTGCTGCCCCGTTCCCGGACATCTGAAGAGGCCAGCGCTAGATACGGTCTCTAGCGTTCCCCATACAGTTGTTGTGAGTAGCGTTTAGCCATGACAAAAACTCAAAAAAAAATTTAATAAAGTCTTTGCTATATTAGTGGGTATTGCGGTACGTGTATGAGTTATTTTGAAAGTTATCAGCAGACGGTGTTCTTTGTACCACCAGCCCTTTCCGCACCTGGTGTGACAGAGGCGTATGACGTTTATACACCAAACTACCTATCAACCAGGAATTACACCTTGATGGTGACCGTAACAAACATTGATACTAATGTGGTGGTGCGTTTAGAAGGTAGCTTAAATGGAACCGATTATGGCGCTATGATTTCCAACACGATTACAGTAAACGGAACTTATACGTATAACGTCACAGGTTTTCCCATGAGAAAAATTCGAGCAAATTTTCTTCAGCGTGTTGGAGGCGAGAATGCGCGTGTTACTTTCCAAATGGCCGCCAACTAAATCAACGGCCAAGATCTAAACCATTTAGTAATTACATACTTATTGCCAATAACTGGAGGACACGCTTCATGAAGCGTCTTGTAGTTGGGAATTCCGTTCTTATATAAATTATTCCAAATAACAGCCATGCCTCGTTGTGGTTTGATTTTTAATTTTAAATGTTTAAAGAAAGTTTCACCGCCTTCTTCTACATCATTTAAATAGCACATGAAAGTCCACGTTCGCTGACCCATCCATTCGGTGTAAGTTCTGTATTCCTTTGTTAATGGGTTAAAATAATCTGTATGTTCTCTATAGTACTGCCTTAAATTATATTTTTGTGCTTGCATAGTCTCTCCCGTAAAAGAATTTAAACCCATAAAAGATGTTATTTTGTTATCAATTTGGTTTAAATAAGAAGAGCTGAAGCAGTGCAGGTCGGCAGTTTTGCTTGTTCTATCTTTTGAAAGGATGACTTCATCCTTAACATTAGAAACCGTTGAGGGCCTTAATTTTTTATTGGATTCATCTATTAATGTTTCACAATCTTCCGGTGTTAAAAAATTGTCAAACCTGTACAGCTGGGTAAAGGGATATTTGTATTGATTTATTGCTGCTGGGAACAGTCGATTTGCTATTTTTTTATAATTAATTTTTTCTGGTTTAGATTTAAAATTACAAAGGTTTAAGATTTGTTCTGTTTGCTGTTCAGTTAAGTTGTATGTATTTTTAATGTAGTTCAGTGTCTGAACCTTGCTGACCCCGCTCACAGCAGCCCTCATCAGCTCATAAGCAATTGCAGTTGGATCCATTTTGGTTTTTTGTTTAAATAAACTATAGTAGTTGAAAGAGGCTGTGGCAAGTGGAACCTTTAATACTTGTTTTTGGGGTTACCTTTTTCTTTGCTTACAGCGTCGGAGAGCGTTTTTTAAAACTTGACAGGACACCCAATGATCGCCAAGCCAACCACAAGTCAGTATTTAAAAACGTACATATCCGAAAGGCTGCCTGCCTTGGAACAAGGGGCTCTTGATATCCCTGGTGATCCACCCAGCTTTGCGGCGGATCAACGGTACATCCCCTTACAAGATCCGGTTTACCAGGGGTAGTCGCTTTTTTTAATCACGGCTGTTAGAATTACGTCATAGATTGGGCGATTTAATGGACGCCAATGCTCTAAACCTGTCAGTTGATCAGGAGTTTGTTGTACATGCAGCAGCTTTTGCAATCAAAGACCTGGATCGAGACGAGTTAGAAGAAGCGTTCATTGACATGCTTCATCAAAAAATGATGGATCGTCAACTGTTCTTCAATATTTTGAAAGAACACGGTATTGACGCTGAAATCAATTTTAATTACCTTACCGCCAACCAACTTTCTTAATAATCATGCCTACTCGTACTATTAAAGGCACCTTGAACAATCTTCAGGTCAATGCTGGTACTGAGATCACTTACCTAGGCCCAACAGTTGCGGGTAATGTTGGCGATCTTATTTGTGGTTTTCGTGTAAATCCGGGCAGTACTGGCGACATTATTGTTAAGATTGATAAAAGCAACGCTCTTCTTGACATTGAAATCTTTCAAGAAGACGCCTACAACACCGGCTCCGCTCCTACTGGTTACCAAAAGTTCTTCAATGTTGGTAAAGCAGGCAGGGATAAGGGTGCCATTGCTGTGACCGTCACCAACGCTGCAAAAGATTATGTTGTGCTTTTAACTTTTAACAGCTATGCTGATGCGTCGTACGTTGGTAGCGTGGTTGTCCCCTAAAGAATACAACAACCCTTTTCTTAACGACACAGCCGTTAAGCTCATACAACTTTACACTTCGGCCAGGACCGACTGCGGTTTTGGTCGTTTTGCTGCGTACAAAACCGAGCACGGTGAGTGGCGCATCGGTTATGGCAGTAAACGCCTAGGTAAATCTTGGATCGGGATGTTTACCAGAGCAACAGAAAAAGAAATAAACGAACAGTTGGTCAAAGATTTAGAAGAGTTTGCTGATAAGGTGCAACACTACATTGTTATGCCGACAGCACCTAAAAAACGTGCCGCATTACTAAGCTATGCACACAGCGTCGGTCTGGCAACTTTTAAAGAATGCAAGCTTCTACATCTAGTTAATAAACGGGCAAGCAAGAACGCCATTATTAAAGAGTGGAGTCCGTTCATCAATCCTGCGTATCGCAGCACTAATCCTTTTTTAAAAGAACGCAGACGTGTTGAACTTAACACTTATTTGGCGCCAGATGCCCAGGTTCCGTTGTTCACTGAACACAAATGTCTTTTAAAACACTGTTTGCTTGATATAGGAGAAAGTTATATGGGTACGCCTAATCAAATTAAAGCAATTGAATATCTAGAGAGAAAAGTTGTTGAGTGGGATCCCACTGAAGAAACTATTCGTCGCTTTTTTCGTTATTGGAATCAGGAGCAGGGGGGATTGGGCTCCCCCAAGAACCTTTAGTGTCCTGCAACCAGTCCAACATGTCTAGCAACTGAAGTTCTGGACAGTATTCGTGCAGAATTTTATCTGGATCCATTAGTCCCACTCAGTGCTACGTGCTATTGCAATTTTAAGCAACACTAAATAACCAATCAGATCCTGGATGATGTCTTCATCATTGGCCAGCAAGCCTGCACCTTTCTGAATGCGATTCAGTTTGTCATCAATCCGAACAAGAAGCTGCTCTATTGTGCTTGCTTTGCTAAAAATTCGAGAAGGATCTAGTGCTGAATCACCATATTTTTTATTTTTTTCTAGCAATAACGCCTTGATTTGATCACATACCAAGGAGATGTGTGTTTGGGTATCCAACATGGGTTTGCTACTGTCAGAATAGTTCTATGAGCCACCAGAGTAGCACTGATTACGGCGTTGACAACCGGTACCGAGGGGTTGAAGGAGCTTCAGATAATGAGCAGGGTAAAAGAGCCGCAGCAGTGGCTATAGCTCAACGTAGGCTTGCTCAGAGATCTGGCCTGACCGAAGACCGAAGAGAAGATAACCGCTTCATTGTCTCGGGCCCTGGCGATTCCACTTACTCCTTTAAGAATGCCTACGGTGCCCCGCGTAGTCCAACACAACGTCGTCTTGTAAAATTTAATCAATAAATTACTTTTCCAAGGTGCGAAAAAACCTCAATAAACCGATCAGCCTGGTTAAAACCCAGTTCGGCTCGGGGGAGGTACACAAAATATCCCCAGGTAAACGGTCCTGCAACTGTTGTTAACGTTTTTCCATGTATTAAATTACACCTTTTTTCTGGTATGCAAACTGGATAATTCCAGATTGAAAGATTAGTCCGCATTGTTTCATGATTTGTACTAAAAAATAGTGCTTCAGGTATGTTTCGCAATTTCCATTCTTTTTCTAACCTGTTAAACCAAATAGCGGAGGGTGCTTTACATAAAGGGCCGCCACCACGCAGTCCCCACCTCCAGGTTCCGCGTTCTTTATTAAATGAACATCTCCCATAAGTTGGAGGAAATAAATAAGTTGTTCCCGTCCAAGGAATTTCAATATTTAAACCATCATCTTTAAGAGTATAAATTTGTTTTGCTCTTAAAAACTGATCATTAGCTAAGTGAGTCGAGCACGGATCTAAATCTATATCCCCAAGAAGAGCATCGATGTAAGGTAAGTATTCGACCGGAGTCAACCAGTCGTCAACAACGTTGCTAATCTTAGATAAATACTGGTGCCTAGGTAGCCAAGGTCTTGTGCTCACGTAATAATAAATTCCCCGAGCCCCTCTGTAGGCTGTTCGCGTTTGTAGTGGACAAGGGACATTTGCCTTTCATCTTGAATAATAAAAAGTGCCTCCTTTAGGGGGTTCAAAGACTCCCCCCTGGCGATAGCTTTCTGCATCACTTCCGCTGGACCCTCCATCTCCTGCCGCTTAAAGTCGTCCAAAGCTGTAATCATGTGTGAGACTGTCAAATAAAACATTGTATCCTCTTCTTTCTCTGCCTTGGGGACATACACCATGGCACCTGGACCCTCTTGAGCGTAGAAACTCTCAAAAAAATCGCACATATCCGCGCAGATTCGTTCAATTGTGAGTTGAGCAAGAACTTTTTCTTCCTTAGTTGGATTCGACAGGTACAGTTTCGAGAGTAGTTCCTTGCGTCGGTTGGTCATTTTTAATAAATTCAGAGAGGCCGGAGCGTTGAAGGGTTTGACGGATCTTGGCCAGTGGTTCGTAAATGACCACAGCCTTACCCATGTTTCCTATTTTCTTAACTAGCTTACCGCTTTCATCTTTAACTTTGGCAAGTTCGCCTTGCCGTATAAGGTACTCAGCTACGCAACGATAGCGCCGTTTGGTAACCAAATCAATGTCTGGAAATTTTTCGCAAATGGTGGCAGGTTTCATGTCACTGAAAGTGATCCTGATCTGATCTGCCAAGGAAAAACCAAGAATTAGATCATTTGTACTGGTCTCGTACGTCCTCAGCAGCTCTAGGTAGCGTTGAAGATCGGGTGTTTTAAAGCTTCCTGAAGGCGGAATAAACATGCTAACTTGTTCCGCTAAAGAAGGCTTTAACATTTCTTCATAATTTTCAACTGTCGTTTCCTCGACAATGAGGCCATTAAACCGATAGCTCAAATATTGCCTAGGTTTAGGAGGCACAGTGGGAAGTATCTCTTCTTCCTTTTCCAAGGGACAATCAACCCAATCTTCTAACTCCATTGATGAAAACACTTATCTTTTGCTACAGCTTAACGGTTTTTTGAGATTTATTCCATTGCTGGCGATGATCAATTCTTAAAACCCACTCCACGTAGTCACGTTTCTTTTCCATATATTGAAAATCTCCGGGTTTTGGCCTGCCTCCATAGTTACAGGACTCCCACAAAGCTGTCGCCATCATCCGTTGCTGGGATGTCATCAAAACTTTCCAAAGCACATCAGTGGACACTTTTGACAAAAGTTCGCTAAACTCATTCATATCAGTACACTCGTCCACATGAAGCGTCCGATCACAGTTGCAGAACTTTTGCTGGTCCTGATTCTCGGCCCCCTTGGCGTCGTCGGGATCCAACATCTCTATGGGTTTGTCACGAGTAAAATCAGTGTAACAGTACAGCTGAAGCAGTAATTAAAATGAGTTCCTCTAAGCCAACAGTCATTACGCCGCCGCCACCGAAAGTGTTTCGATCTGAAAACCCAGCAGAAGCTTACATGGCAACAGCTGATTATCTGAATCGTATTCAACGTCAAACTAATGAAGCCCAGAAACAGCTTTATGCACAGTCAGGCACCCCTGGTGAGATCGGTGCTCGCCTGGCAGGAACCCGCCTACAGTCCGCAGGTTCTTACCTATCCAGCCTACCCTCCGGAGACAGGTACACAAGACAAACTGGAAGTTCCATTGATTACGAAGGAGCAAAGGCAGCGGCTCAACAGGATTATTCTCAAGCACAAGATGCCTACGCCATTGCTTTGGAGAAAGCAAAGCAAGCGCCACCTCCGGCCTATACCGACGAAGAAATAAATGAGCGGCCTTCCTGGGCTAAATCAATGAACCTAGAGGGAGTGTCCAAGACCGTTTAATCAGGACTTGTTTCAGAAGCGTAGTGCACCACGGGCAACTGGTGCGGGTCAAACCCTTCTACGGGTGCGGTATTTTGTGGCTCTTCTACCCAATCAGTGTATACATCTTTGAGAACTTCATAACTCTCAATAGGGATCAGCATGACATCACCGCCGTCGTGCTGAACCCTGTAATGCTCTTTATTGTCTGCTACGTCATCCAGGATTGTTTCAAAGTTTTCTTCCAGCTGTTGGAGGGTGACAACCTTCATAATCCTGCTAATTAACTTTTGTTAGGTTAGCAGGTATTGGGTCAAGGTGAAACCCCTGCACGTGTATAACCCAAGTTATTAGTGCGTGTATTGGCTTTTGGTTCATTAATAAGGCCAAAATCAATCTCAATCACACTCAAATCAGGCGTACTCACATCGTCCCAGTGCTCTAAATCCCACCCAGCACCTGCAATTGCACCTTGATCCCAGGTTCTCCTGTCTTGCGTCGCAGTGGAACCAAAATCACTAAAGTCTTGTACTGCTTCAGCAATGTATTTCCAATCAAGGTGAGCAATATTAAGAGTTAAAGAGTAAGTTGTTTCAAGATAACGGATATCGTTTGTAATTAAAATAATGTATTCACCAGCTGGTACGGATGTTTTTGGGTAATCAACACCATAACTAAAACCTTCGTCCCCGTTTTCCGAATCGCTATAACTTAGTCCGGTCTCGTAATAGACGTAACCTTCGTCATTAATTGGCAGCTCTCGCCTGTGCGTACCCTCTTCTACTCTGTAAACAGATATAACAGTGTTACGGTTTGTATTTTGTTCATAAGAAGTCGTGCTGAAATTTTGGGTAATAATGATATTTCTTGGCCGCAGTAGTGTTATTTTGTAAAATGTGGACTGGATCCTGGTATTGCCGCCGTGCGTAGCTTTTAAATTTATTGTTCTAAAAAGTGGATCAAAATTTCCAAGATCTTGAGCAGTATTTACACTATCGGTAGCACGTGGCGGCAAAGGATCACTGCCAAAGTAACTTGTGGGCCCATAAGCAGTGGGCCCCGTTCCACCAGTCGGGTAAGCTTCTACCGTGCCAAAGTTATAATAACCAAGGTTAGTCGGTAGAGTTGTTAAAAACCTCGACATCTTCCGTGTTTAAATCAGTATAGAGGCTGTTTGTACGGCCACTAGCTTGATACTTCTCTTCTATTATTTTAGCACGTTCGGGATAACAGCCCCCGTCTTCTGCGGTCTTGATTAACTCGTAGCTTAATCGCTTTTCAAGGCATCTAAGCTCCAATTCTGCCTCACTCCTGGCTTCAAACCAGGTAGTAAAGTGGTTTTCAGAGCCAATACGGATATGACCTGCATACTTAGGGTTAGGTTCATGCCAACAACTTGGCACTATCTGACTGATTTTCGAGTTCACTTTTAGCGTTGTTTGCTCGGGCGTGGTCGAAGATGTTTCCATAACTCAAATTAACGACTGAAATCTCGGCAGGGGCGGAAATAGATTCTACCTCCCGGAGCCTTAGGTGAAGCGGATTGCAACACAAAATTGAACATCCCTGTTGATGAAAGGTCCGCATTTTTCCTGTAAACCCACGAGAAGTCCACATGGCAACACGAGCTGCTGACTGGGTTTTGCCACTAAAGAAAGGAGCAGGGAAATAAGCCTGTGTCTCTGTTTCTTTTTTCTTCGTGGCTCCAAGCCAATGCCAACACTCGTCTTGTCCCTTCATGTCCACCTTATCCCAAAACTTCTTCACTTGCCAGTAGGTGTCAAAGTCAAAGTTCTTCACATCGATAGTGCACCTACCTTTTTCAATCTCGTCCATACAGTCCAAACACTGACTCATCAGGCCAAAATTACCTTTGTGGCCAGAATGGTTGCGTTTGTGCCAGGGACATAGGAAGTCCGACAGTTGTTCAGCCATATACGACGTATCTGCAGATGTTCCGAACCACATGGTAGGGGAGTTTATAGGACTTTGCTAGTGCAGTAAAGGAAACCTTCTCGGAATCGTATTTCTGCCGCAACTCTTGGACCAGTTCTGGCGTCACCTTACTTTTCTTCCGCCACCCGCGCTCAAAACATACGTCTTGTTTTGTTCCCCAGTAGAAGTGGGCGGGGTTGATGCAGTGGACAGACTTGCACTCATGTCGTCGCACCATTATCAGTTTAGTCTCATTCTGGTACTGACCGATTATTGCAAGTGCTAGTGGCTTGGCGTCTATGCCATTAAAAAGAGGTCGCGTGGAGTGGCTTGTAGAGAAGCCGCCCACCATGGTTTTTAAGACTTTTTTCAAGCACCAACAGGGTTTTGAGCCAAAGGCTTCTTGAAATTTGGCTTGAGTATTGACGAAATGAGCAAGGTCTTGGGGTGTTAGGGAGTATTCGCTGAAGAACTCTAAAGTGCGTTCCAAGGTAGGGGAAAATTCTCTACCCCTTTAGAGTAGCCCAAACCCGTTGCGGCGTCAAGGGTTTGAGCGATGCACTTTTAACATACAAAGGTGTCGGTTTTTTGCCCTTAATTTTCTTATAGAAAGAAAAGGGGGTTAATTTCTGTATGTAAAAACTGTATGCAACTTTTTTACATACAAATTATACATACAAGAATTAACCCCCTCTTACTCCCGTTAAAGTATAACCGGTTAAAAACGGTATACTACGTATGTTAACTGAAACCCATTGCGCTGCAATCATTCTCACGCCCTCTCAATAGGTCCCC